AAGAAGGTGGTACCGATTTTTAAATCGTACCCTTTTTTCTTTAAGCCCATCCAGGATGGTACCACTAATCCTAGAGTGGAGCTGGCATTTAGAGAGCCCTCTAAAAGAATAACTAAATCCAATAAGACATCTAGGACTGGTGATGCGTTAAACACTATCATCAATTGGAAGAACACGACTAACAATGCTTATGACGGGGAGAAGCTGCACATGCTATACCTTGATGAGGCTGGTAAATGGGAGAAGCCAGTGGACATTAGAGAAGCGTGGCGCATAGAAAGAACCTGTCTTATTGTTGGTAGGAGGGTTGTCGGTAAAGCATTGGTGGGATCTACCGTAAACCCAATGGGTAACGGAGGGGCAGAATATAAAGCCTTGTGGGAGGATTCAAATCCTTCTGAAAGAAACGCTAACGGAAGAACTAAAACTGGATTATACAGGATATTCATTCCAGCGTATGAGGCCCTAGAAGGGTTCTTTGATAAATACGGTAACCCAGTTGTCGATGACCCTGAATCTCCTGTAGAAGGAATAGATGGGGAAATGATAGACATGGGGTCTAAAACGTATATGAAGAACGAGCGCGACAGCCTCAAGAGCGATCCATCTGAATTAAACGAGGTGATAAGGCAGTTTCCTTGGACCGAGGACGAAGCGTTTAGAGATAGTATAGAGGGCAGTATATTCAATATAGGTAAGATATACCAGCAGATTGATTGGAATAACAATATGTTCCCCAACCCTGTGGTTAGGGGTAATTTTATGTGGAAGGAAAAAGACAAAGAGGTTATCTTCTCGCCAGATCCTAACGGAAGGTTTAGAGTTACTTGGCAGCCTGAAGCTTCAGAAAGAAACAAGTCTGTACTTGAAAGAGGAAAAAAGCACCCAGGAAATAAAGAGGTAGGTGTCGGGGGAGTTGACTCCTACGATCTAGACCAAACTGTTGACGGTAGGGGCTCTAAAGGCGCTTTACATATGTACAACAAGTTTAACATGAAAGCTCCTTCTAATATGTTCGTTGTAGAGTATGCCTCTAGGCCAGATTTAGCCAGTATATTTTATGAGGATGTATTGATGTGCGCTTTTTACTATGGGTACCCATTATTAGTTGAGAACAACAAGTATGGAATTGTAAGGTACTTTGAGTCAAGAGGGTATGATGGGTATATAATGGATCGCCCTTCTCACTTACAGTCAGGAAGCTCAAAGGTCAATGTGAAAACAAAAGGTATCCCGTCGAACTCTCAAGACGTAATTCAATCTCATGCTCAAGCAATAGAGGCATACATACACAACCATGTAGGCGTCAAGCCAGAGTCCAATGAGTTCGGTAATATGTACTTCAATAAGACTCTAGAGGATTGGATTGGTTACAAGATAACAAACAGAACAAAGTTTGACCTTACAATAAGTTCTGGGCTGGCTCTTCTTGGTGCTCAAAAGGGCAAGGTTCAAAAACCAAAGGCATCTTTCAATAGTAAGAAGTTTTTCAGAAAACATAAGGTCAAAGAGTGGCACTCATGAATTTATTATATTTGCGGTTAGATGTATGGTAAGCAATCAAAAAACAGTATAAGCTTTCCCGATCCGTTGGCCTCTAAATCTCTTAAGGAGGGCAGGGAGTACGGATTGCGTTATGCTAAAGCGATGGCGAGTCAATGGGGCTCAATAGAGCAAGACAACTCCTTAATGAAAAAAAGGAGTAAGGTGTTTGACAGAAATAGGAGTTATGCCAACGGAACACAAGATACTGGCATATACAAACAACTGCTTACAAGTCTTGATCCTAACAACGGGGATGGAAGTTTTCTCAACTTAGACTTTACACCCGTTCCTATTCTTCCAAAATTTGTTCGTATAGTAACGAATAAGATATTATCTACAGATCCATACCCTAATCTAGAGGCGGTAGACCCGTTGTCTTCTTCTGAGAAAGACCGAGAGAGGAGGAAGATGGAGATAATGGTTAAAAAAAAGAAAGAGCTTTCTAAGATAAACGAAAAGCTAGGGGTAAAGATATCCGATAAAGAAGAAATCCCTGAAACATTAGAGGAGGCTGAAATCTTTATGGAAAACAACATAAAGTCCTCTTCAGAGATTGCGGCTCAAATAGCCACAAACATGACCCTGAAGTGGAATGACTTTAGCGACTCAACATACAGAAGGTGTGTAAATGACCTGACTACACTTGGAATGGCTGTTGTCAAAAGGGACAACGATCCAAACTATGGAGTAAAGACTAACTATGTAGACCCGTCTAAGTTCGTGCATAGCTACACGGAAGATCCGAATTTCGGGGATATTATTTATGCTGGACACGTAAAAAGAATTTCAATTGCAGAGCTGAAGCGCCTAGCTAGCGATCAATTCGATGAGGAGGCTTATGAAAAGATTGCCAAAAAAGCTGCTTCAAAATATAATTACGATACCTCTAAGATTGGTCAAAGCTCATACGACTCTTACATGCAGCAGCATAAGTTTGGGTATGACGAGTACATGATCGAAGTTTTAGATTTTGAGTTTAAGGCTGTTGACTGCATGTACTTCGAAGAAAAGGAAAGCAGGCACGGCAATACTGGCTTCTACTACAAGGGAGAGTCCTATAAAGAGCCAAGTAACTCTGTCTACAAAAGAAGCGTAAAGAAGTTAGAGATAGAGACCGTGTATGGTGGGTGTTATGTAATGGGTACCGACTGCTTGTTTAATTATGGGGCTAGCACTAACGTGCCTAAGAACATGCACGACATATCTAAGGCTAGTCTTTCTTATTCCGTGGTAGCCACAAACTTAGAGAATATGATTCCTAAGTCAATGGTTGATGGATGTATTGGATTCGCCGATCAACTACAAATAACTCACTTAAAGATACAGCAGTCAATAGCTAAGGCTAAGCCTGACGGAATCATAATCGACATAGAGGGCTTAGAAAACGTTCAGTTAGGTAAAGGCGGAGAGTTGGAGCCGCTTGAGCTTCACGACATATACGAGCAGACGGGTGTATTCTACTATAGAAGTAAGAATCCAGACGGAGGATTTCAGAACCCTCCTATACGAGAGATCCCCAACAGCATCCGAAACATAAATGAGTTTATAGCCCTATACAATCATTACTTGCGAATGATTAGAGATGCTACAGGCATTAATGAGGCTATGGATGGTACCACTCCAAAAGGAGAACAGTTGGTAGGTGTAAGACAGCAAGCTATTGCAGCTGGCAACAATGCTATATATGATATCACAAACTCATCTATGGTACTGTTCAAGAAGGTTTGTTCTGATATCGTCAAGTGCCTTCAGATCATACCAGAAGAATCAATTCTGTACAGAGCTTACTCTAATGCTATAGGTGGTGAGAACATGAAAACTCTAAATAGCTTTAAAAACCTCTCCATGTATAACTTTGGAGTCCAGGTTGTTAAAGAGATGGAAGAGGTTGAGAAGCAATACTTAGAGGGCAACATTCAGCAATCTCTAGCTCAGAAAGAGCTTGACATTGAAGATGCAATTGCAATTAGGCAACTAAAAGATATCAATCAAGCTGAAAGGCTTCTCGTGGTTCGGAGGAAAAAGCGTATCGCTAGAAACCAACAGATAGCTATGCAGAACTCGCAGCAGCAAGCTCAAATACAGCAGCAAGCAGCAGCGGCTACTTCTCAGGCAAAACAACAAGAACTTCAAGTTGAATCTCAGCTTGAGACTCAGATGCTTCAGGTAAAGCACCAGTTAGAGATGCAGAGGATGTCTGTTGAGCATGAGATGAGGAAAGAGATAGAAACCATAAAGGCTCAGGCTACACTCGGGTTCAGGACGGAGGATCAGGAGTTTAGAGAAAAGCTAGAGGTCTTGAAGGAAGATAGAAAGGATGATCGCATAGACAAGGAAGCTATCATTAGAAGAGAGTCTGAATCTAGTGATGGGTCTGAAGCTGACGCTAACGACATAACAGAAAAAATAATTGGATAATGGCTACAGTAAACTTAGATACAGCTGCTAGGCTAGATATTGTTTGCAGAAAAGGGGACAGCTTCAGCCTCACGGTTGAATTCGACGCCAACATGCCAAATCCAGCCGACGCGGGTGTAACATACACGATGGTTGTTAGGGAAACAGATACCTCTACTGGAGCTCACGAGGATGGCTTTACCTTTACAAGGGATGGAAATGACAGCAAGAAGATTACGATTGCTAATACAGCAACTAACATGAATGTTGCTTCTGGGCTGTATGTATACGATCTTCAAGTAGTGAATGGATCAACTGGTCCTACTAAGACTTACTTATACGGTACATTCAGAATAAACGAGGATGTCAGCTGATAAGAAAATTGTTGTATCACAAAACAATACTACTGTAAAGGTATCTACCAATTCTACCTCACAGGTAAAAGTAGAGTCCCCAGCAGTAACGCTTGCTAAATTATCCGTAAAGGGTATTCAGGGCGATCAAGGACCGAGGGGTCCTGGTGGCGGTGCTACTGGTCCTACTGGACCCGCTGGAGATAGGTATTCTACCACTTCTTCTACGGTTGTTGAAACGGCAACAGGTGCTGCGGTATTTTTAGTTGATCCTGGATTGGCTTACAGCACTGGGCAGTCTGTTATTGCAGCCCATAATTCAAGTAACACGCTTGAAGGAACTGTCACTGATTATATTTCTTCTGGTACTCAAGGTGCTCTGAGTATTAATGTCACTTCAGTTGTAGGTACTCTAGGTCAAAACCTTAGCTCTTGGGATATAAACCTAGTGGGCACTCCAGGAGCTGACGGTCCAGCTGGCCCTACAGGTGCTCAAGGTCCTACAGGCGCTGTTGGGGCAACGGGAGTTGCTGGTGCTACGGGACCTAGAGGCGCTACAGGGGCGGGAGTCACGGGCCCTACGGGAGCGGCAGGATTAGCAGGTGTAGCAGGAGCTACAGGTGTAGCAGGCCCTACTGGGCCTAGAGGCGACACTGGTCCTGAGGGCCCCGCTGGTAATAACGCTTACGAGGTATGGTTAGCTCAGCCAGGAAACAGTGGTGATCAGCAAGATTATTTAGACTCTTTAAGAGGGGCTACAGGACCTACAGGTGCTGTCGGAGCCACAGGACCTACAGGACCTACAGAAACACTTCAAAACGACATTACTGTATACGTTCCTGACGCTACTGGAGAGTACATATTTGGTAAACTTAAACATAACGATTTAATTGGGGCCACTGACGCAAATGGAAATAAGTCGGCTCTTGACATCATTAAGGAAGTTCTTCTTGAGTTGGGGTCTATAAGTATTTCAAGTTTTACCGCCGTTCCATCGGGGATTGGATACAGCTCTTCTGCTGAAAGTGCAAATGTAACATTTACGTGTAACTGCACAAACGTAAACTCAAGTCAAGGGTCTACGGTCAGTTACAGCTTCCGAAAAAGCATCGGCAACGAGAACGGAACGTATACTGAGTTCGCCTCGAAAGACAATGTGTCTGGAGATTCCGCTACTGGTGTAGAGACTGTTTCATTTACAGCTTTTCCAGACTCTGATGAGTTTGTTTACGTAAAGTGCGTAGTTACAGAAGACACTACAGGTCAGGTTGTGACTTCAAGTCCAGTATCTTTTGAGCCTACATATGCAGCTCCAAGAATCATATTTACGGGTAACACTAACTCTGGAATACTGATAGATAGAAGAGATTTAGGAGGGCAAAGTGAATCTGATACAAATCGACAAGTTCATAACGGTAGAAGCCATGTTGAATTTAGGATTCAAAAAAATACTGCCCTAGTTGATCTTGATGAGCTGCACATTATAGAACCAGATGGAAGCAATATATCTGGGTACCCTGTAGATATTTCTGCTCAAAACCCTGGGACAACGGGGACATCATCGAATTACAATGTGGCTGTTGATGACGGGGATGTCACTCTTAACGATAGCAATACTTATACCGTAAAGATTTACGACGAAGAAAACCCTTCTTCTACCCCATCTACTACAGCCGATAGTCGAAGCGCTACTTACACTGTAAACAGGCTTCCAGTAAAAATGGTAGCCAGCTCTACGGCTCTTACGCATACAGCTACTGATAATCAGTTTCAAACTGTTTTTGATGTTCAAAACGCTAGTACTGCTAGAGGTAGTTCGAGTGACACTAGGTATGTAGCTGAAACAACAGTGAATTCCGCTGGTAGTGACTCTACTGATGACCTCGTAGTTGATCTTGAGTGTGATACTACATTTACTTCAGGTAAGTACATTTACATTTTTGTTCCAGCTCATTACTTTGGTTACTCTGGGGGGGCTGGAGGTGAGACAATAGTCGGTCTCGGAAACACTAACATCGATTTGACCGATAGCGACAACAATAGTTACGTATTGAAAAATAGTGACGGAACTGGATATACTGGTAATGCTGACTTTTTCGTACTTTCTTATGACGCCAATATATACGTCTCTGAATTTGGTACTACTGGAACGACTGAAATGATTGTTTTAAGACTTGTGGGTACGTTAGGTGCTTCTAATAACGATTTGGTATTTACAATAGATAACACAGAAGTATAATGCCTCAGTTTATAGGAATACTACAACAACAGAACCCTGATAATCCAAATATTGACCTGCTTGATCAGCAAGTAAAAGGTATTGGTGTTTTTACAGACGTTAATGATAGAAATAGCCTTTCTACATCTGTTCAGACGTACCCGTTCATTGCGCTTATGCGCAATGATAGCAAGATGTATTTGTATACAGCTACCGCCACTGGTACTGGGAATTGGGATCAATCTAACAACTGGGTAGAAATAACATCCACCAGCTCTACGGGCGCTGCTGGACCAACTGGTGCTGCTGGTGCTACAGGTCCTGATGGCGTTCAAGGTCAAACTGGACCGCAAGGCGCAGCTGGTGCTACAGGAGCAGCTGGAGCAGCTGGTGCTACAGGAGCAGCTGGAGCAGCTGGAGTAACGGGTGCCGCTGGTGCCGCTGGACCAACAGGAGCAGCTGGTGCCGCTGGACCAACAGGAGCCCAAGGAGTAGCAGGTGCTACAGGTCCACAAGGACCTCAAGGTGAAACTGGCGCTCAAGGCGAGACAGGTGCTGCTGGTGCGCAAGGCGTTACTGGCGCTCAAGGTCCTCAAGGCGCTACAGGTTCCGCTGGGCCTGACGGAGCAACAGGGTCTCAAGGAGTTGCTGGACCGACTGGCGCTCAAGGCGAGACAGGTGCTGCTGGACCGCAAGGTGAAACAGGAATTCAAGGTGCTCCTGGAGTTACAGGTGCTGATGGTCAAGGACCTACAGGGGCTACTGGCCCTCAGGGTCCTACAGGCGAAACGGGAGCAAAAGGCGAAACAGGAGCCGCAGGTTCTACTGGAGCAGCAGGTGCTCAAGGCGTTACAGGGCCTCAAGGAGCTGCTGGACCGACTGGAGCACAAGGTGCGGCAGGACCTACTGGAGCAGTAGGTGCTACAGGTGCTGATGGATCCCCTGGAGCAAACGGAAACATTGGTCAGCTTAGTGATGTGACTGTCGCAACAGCAGCAACAGGTCATATATTGGTTTACGATGGAGACGAATGGGCAAACACGGATTACAAGTATCCGCTCAGCGCCTCTGGAGCTACCTCTGGAGATGTATTGGTTTTAGAGAAATCAACGAATACATTAGGGTTTAAGAGTTCGTTTTCTACTTTTATGGAGTCTGCCTATGCTTATGCTGATGGTCTAGGATACGGGAACTTAGGGACGTTACAAGGAGATTTCAATAACGATGGAACTATTGGAACAGCTGACTTGCTTGAATTCTTGGGAGCATTCGGAACAAATATTCTTGACGAAGGCACCTCTATTATATTTAACGGGATGAGTGCAGGAGTCGTAGCTGTTAATTCGACTACAGGGGATATATATTCTGCAACAGCGGCTGAGGGTAACATTTTAGACTTAGAGGGTACTCCCTCTGTATCTGATTGGACTCCAGTAAATTGGACGCATTCTATAGCTCAAGACAAGGTGGCTCTTGAAACAAGTGAAAATGAATTTAGTTCTTATTTCACGGGCAGTTCCAGTTCGATCAATGTCGGTGCGTTAGTAATCGAAGGTTTAATTCAAATTGACCAAAGTACCACAGAAGCAGCTGATTATGCTGTTTTTATAAAGCTAGAGAGAGAGTATAACACAGAGTCAAGCACAACAGCCTTCCTCCAGGCTTCAAGTGTGGCAACTGTATCAACTACAGATCAGTATGAGTTTCAGTTCTCTAACACAAACATTACAAATAGCGGTATTATTACTTCAACCAATGCTGATCAAGACACGGATTTTCTAAAAAAATCAGGAAGTGAGTATCCAAAGAAATTTACTGTAACTCCTTATATTGTTAAGACGTCATCTTCTGATGGTGGTGAAACAACTGTAACACTTAAGCAACTTACCGTAAAGGTGGTAAGTACAAGCTAATAATGCATTAAGATATGTCAGATATAAGAATATACAATAAGAATAATACGGTATACTTATTTGGTCAAGCCTATTCAGCAGGGGATCTAACAGCTTCAAACCCTAGTGGAAACGATATAACCATCGTAAGAGATTCTGACTCTAAGGTTCTAGTAAGGGCTGTTACTTACACTAAGATTAAAGATAAGAATAATGCTGTATGGGGCAACTCAGTTCAGGCTGCTTTATTAGCTCTAAACAATTACTTGGGTAATTCCAATCCAGATAAAATCATCCCAGTAGATAACACCAATCTGTTTGCTAGTGCAAAGGAAGGCTATACGGTTGTTGTTGGGGATAGTGATAACATTACGTCCAGTGGCAAGCTTTTGTTTGCTAATCACACAGGAATAAAACTAGCTGCTAATTTAGACCTAAATAATAATAAAATATATTCCACATTTGTAAATGGTGACGTAAGACTTGAGCCTAACGGAACAGGAAGCGTTAATCTAGATGGAACAATCCAGTTCAAAAGGTTTGACGCTGGAGCTACAGCTCCTTCTGCTTTTACTGGAGGGATGTATGCGGATGACGATGATAATTTATACTTCGGGGTTACTGGAGCATAATCACTATATTTGTAACTTATTAAACAATAAATAATGGCTACTTGGAAAAAAATACTAACTGAAGCTGACGTTACTTCGGTTGGATCGGGATCAATCATCACATCGGCTGAGCGCACGAAGCTTGGCAACATTGAAACTGCCGCTACAGCCGATCAAACAGCCGCAGAAATAAGAACTTTAGTGGGTACAGGAAACGGTAACTTTGTGCCATCCGCAGGTACCGCAGGACATTTTCTAAAGCATGACGGTACATTTGGGTTGCCATCTTATGTGGCTAATACCGACGTAAACGTTAGTAAAGCTAATCTAACAACTGTTCTCGCTTCATATAATGGTTCAGACACACTCAACATTGGTGATTCAGGAGATGACACCACGGTTGTTATTCGCGGTAACCTTCAGGTAGACGGAACCACCACCACGGTTAATTCAACCTCGTTAACAGTTGACGATAAAATCATTACAGCCGCATCTGGAGGGACTGACGCGGCTACCGTGGGAACAGCTGGATTAGAGATTGATACAGAAGATTCAACTCAACTTCCTTTTATGGGCTTTGTAGATGGTGCGGGTCTTACGGAGATGGTTGTTAAAGCAGAAGGAAATACAACTGCCTTTCCTATCGCTATTATGGAGTTTAGCACTGACTCTAGCGCTCCTAGTGGAAACGCAGGTGGAGTTGGAAGCTTTCATTTTGATACAGGGGATGACAAACTATACATTAGGACCGCTTAATGAGTAGGTTAGTTTCTAGCCCTTCCGTTAAGTCGGACCTTAATCACCAAGAGATAAACTATCTTCTTAAGGTGCTGTCTGAATCAAAGTTTGACGGTAAGGACGTTTTAGTTCTTGCCGATATTATAAATAAATTAACAACAAAATTGAAATGAAGCTTGATATTACAGAGGTCCAAATCCTAAACCAAGCCATTTCTAACTCTACTATAAAGGGATCTGACGCGAAAGCTGTATCTTTAATTATATCTAAGCTCGAAAAAGAGTTTGAAAGACTTTTTAAAGCACAAGAACAATAAGTCATGGCTACATGGAAGCAGGTTTTACTTGATGGTGACGTCTCTACTGGCGGTACAACCATAAACAACAACGCTGACAACAGAGTCATTACGGGTTCTGGAACTGCCGACACATTAGAGGGCGAGGCCAACCTAACGTATGACGGAACTAATTTGGCTGTTGCTTCTGGTGGAGTTCACCTTGATAACAATCAGTCCTTATCTGCCAAAAACACGAGCGGTACTGCTAGAGCATTAGCTAAGGCAGACTCCTCCGATGTGGCTGTATTTAACGCAGGATTTACTCAGACACTTATTGGCGGGGCAAGCGGAATCACACTAAGCGGTCCTGTTACCGCAAATGAAATAGTTCACGTAGGTTCTGGAATTAGCAGCGCGGGCAATGTAGGTGAAGGAGCAGAAACGACGGTATTCGGTGGGTCTGGAGGAACCAGTTCTTTTGCTGGGAGATCTTATTACTATACAGGATCGGCATGGGCTGTCGCCACACAATCGTTGGAAGCCGCAAATAAAGGTCTGCTGGGTATTGCCCTAGGGGGTAACACGGGGGTAGGTATGTGTCTGAAGGGATTCATTAAAACCGACGTAACCAACCT